ATGAACCGGATCCCAAGCTTGAGCAGCACCATGCCCAGTTTCTGGATGGCGGCTTTGAACATGAAGAACGCGATGCCCCAACTGGCCAGCATCCCCACCACCGGCAGAGCAAAGAACTTCCCGAAGAGGTTGACGATCCGCAAGACGGTCGCGAAGACCGGAGCGAACGCCTCCTTGAAGATCACAATCGCATCAACAACCGTGCGCAGCCCATCGATGATCTGCGACAGGTTCGTACCCCACGACGCCAGACTGTTCTGCGTGTTCGACGTGACCGTGTTCCACGACTGCATGAAGTAGTTGATGAGTCCACCGAGACTCGAGAAGATCGGCTGCAGCAGACTGCTCCACAAGCTGTCCCACGACTCGGCGAACGGTCGCATGTAGTCGCCGACCGACGTGAAGAAGTTCCGGACTGCGCCCGCCCAGCTCGACAGGTTCATCTGGAAGTCGTCGAGGCGTTCCATGCCGCGCACGATCGTGCGCGTCAGAAACTCGCTCATCTTCTCGAGCGGACTTGACAGGCGCGACAAGACGCCCGGCATCACCTTCTGGATCGTGGGAGCAATGCTCGTCAAGGTCAGCGTCAACGAGCGCCGCACATCATCGAGCACGTTGCCCATCGCCTGCACGATCGACGTGTTCTGACCCTTACCGGTCGTTGCCCCGAACGGTGACTTGGGTCCGTAGAGCTCACCGAACGAACCGAGACCAACACTGGTGATCTGTTCCTTCAGGGACGCAAGGCTTGACTTGAGCTTGCCGATGACCGTGTTGTTGATCTCGTTCAGGGCACCGTTGTACGGCTTGAGCGACTCGAGGGTGCCAGCGTTCACCGCCTCGTTGAACTTCGAGAACTCGATCTCGGCAGTCTTGGCGGCGTCAGCACCGCCCGCCATCTCCTCGAATGCCGCAGCAAGACCCGGTGCGACCTTCTGGAACTCCTGATACGTATCGGCAGTGACCTTGCCGGCCTTCTGGGCTTGAGCCATCGCCTGAGCGATACCGGTCAGAGCCTTCGGGTCACCCATCGCGAAGTCGCCGTAACGGGCAAGCTGGGCACGGAACGCCCCATCTGCTTTACCGCCGGCCTGTAGCTGGGCGCTCATCGCCCCTGAGAGGGCTTCCTCGCCGAAGTATGCCAACCGTGGGTCCGAGTAGAGCTGGCTCATGCGGCCTTGTGCTCCGGTGGCGCCACGCTGGATGGTGCCGGTTTCCTTGTCGTAGAACTTGGGGGCCATCTGGGCGGCCTTGAGCTGGCGCATCGCTCCAAGCACACCGGCGATCGCACCGACCGCCACACCGGCAGCTGCGCCTAGTGCGGTCAGGGATGCCCGGAAGCCACGGACCACAAGGTCACCGGTGGCGAGTGCGAGCTTGAACGCGCCCATGGTGGCGACCATGACGCCGAACTCGGCACCAAGGATCAGGAGGGGCTTGAGGAGCCCGCCGAACGCACCGAGTAGGCTCTTGAAGCGGCCGCCGACCTTGTCGAGCTGCTTCTCGAGTTCCTTCCAGTGGTTCTTCTGCTTCTTCGTGCGGTCCGAGACGCGATCCAGTTCCCGACCAGCTTTGGTCATGCTGGACGAGACGTCACCGGACGCGCCGTCAAGGCCCTTGAGGGTGCCGAGGAGCGAAGAGAGTTGTGCTTGTGCGGCGGGAACACCGTCGACGTCGATCTTGATGATGACGTTCGTACGGCCGCCGGGCCCTGTGAAAGCGATGGCGAATCACCCCTTTCACCCCGGGCCCTTAGTGTGCCATCTGTCGCTAGTTCGACTTCGAGGCGCGCTCAGCCTGCTCGTTGTCGCGTGTTAGTACGGTAGCACAGGCGTGCAGTATGAGCCATGACTCCTCGTCAACGTCAAGGAGTACAAGAGGGTTGGTGCCGAAGGCGTCGCCGAGGCGGGCGGCGGTCACGACCCGGGGGTCGTCCGCCAGCCAGCTCACGACGTCTTGGTAGGGTCCACCTGCTCGACAGTGTCGGAGAAGCCAGCCGCTTCGAGGATGGCGAGGGCGACGGCCTCCACGTGGGGCTCGACGACGTAGATCGCCTTGATGCACTCGGCGACCGTGTCCGCCTCGACCATCGCCATGATCTGGTCGTCACTGAAGATCAGCTCGTTGGCGTTGTCGTCGGTCACCATCTCGTTGTTGAGCATGATGCCGGTGCAGGTGTTGGCGAGCACGTAGCAGGAGAACTTGACCGAGTCGAGACCGGCCTTGGTGTCCTCGCCCGAGTTCCGACGCCATGCCCGGATCTGGTGCTGGGTGAGGTTCGGGGAGAACCGGATCGCCATGTTGGGTCGCTCGGGGACCTCGAGGTAGACGTCCGGGCGACGGACCTTCTTGCGGAGCTCGCTGCGGAGCTGGTCCACGATGTTGGGGGTCTCGACCTTGCCGACGAGGTCTCGCTCAGGGCGGGTCTTGGCGGGGGTCGGAGTGGTGATGATGTCTTCGGTGTCAGCCATAGCAGAAACACTAGCACCCCCCTTGCGGGGGGTGCTAGGGAACCGCTAGATGATGTGACCGGTTAGGTCAGGGCCGGTTGATGCCGGTCAGACCACCCGGGTTCGAGGTGGACACCGTGGAGACGGCGAAGGTGAGCGAGAACGTCGCCGGACCACCAGCCGAGGAGTCGCCCTCCGGGTCGGTGATGTTGACGAGGAGGACGTTCTCGTACTGGCGGGTCAGCCCGACGAGGTTCCCGTCGGCGTCGGTCGAGAAGACCTGCACGTCGAAGCGGGCCCGTCCCACGCGGGAACGGTAGTAGTCGAGCCGCCACGCGTCGCCGTCCGGGTCGTCCTGCCCGTAGCCGGGGTCGAAGTGCCGGGTCACCGAGAGGTCACCGACCTCGAGCGGCGCCGGGAGCACCTCGGGGAAGATCTTGCCGCCGTCGTAGACCTTCTCGACGGAGCTCTGGACCTCGCCACCGTTGACCTGAGCGAAGTAGGGACGGTTCGGCGACGTCCAGTCCGGTCCGGACTTGACGCCGTTCTCACGGTGCGCCAACACCATGGCGACAACTTGCCGCTGTGAGATCTTCGCCATGCTGAGTTACTCCTTGGATCAGACGGCGCTGGTGAGGCCGGACTTGTTGATGATGAGGTTGATCGTCTCGCCGACGCTCGAGACCCGGATGCCGACCTTGGCGGTCACCGTGCCGGCAGCGAGCTGCTGGGTCGGGTTGAGGGCGTCCGACACCTCGACGGTGTACCCACGGTCGACGATGTTGCCTCGGGCGTCACGACCCTCGTAGATGCCTCCGGCGATGCGGAGCGGCTCGAGGAGGTTGACCATCTCGGCCGCGATCTGACCGAAGATCGTGTTGCGGGAGTCGATGGCGCTGAACACGTAGGGCTCGAGCCGGATGCCGGCCTGCACCGCCACGTAGTTCACGACGTCACGGAAGGTGATGTAGCGCCAGTTGATCTCGTCCGCCGAGACCGACCGGGCACCGTAGACCCGGACCGTGTTGTCGATGATCCGCAGAGCGTTGATGCGGGCGTCGTTGGCCTGCTCGCCGTAGACCGAGTTCACCGGGAAGGCGAGGCTCGTCGCGAACCGGGAAGCCGAGATGAGGCCCGCACCCGGACGCCACGGGCCGACCTGTGCGTGCGCACGGGCCCGGGCGGCGGCAGCGAAGGACTCGGGGGAGATGGTGTTGGTGCCACCGCTGCCGTTGGGGACGACGACGTGCGGCCAGAAGAAGGCGAGCACCGAGGCGTCGGTCTTCTGGGCGTCGGTCGTGCCGTAGTACGGGCCGTCCAGACGCTGTCCGGCACCGGAACCCACGGCCGGGGTGAGGTCGGCCATGGCAGCGTCGAGGCTGCCCGACACGTTGCCGACCCCGTCAACCGCGTCGTCGTAGGGGAAACCGCAGAACCCGATCCGGTTGTTGTCGAGGCAGTGGTTCTGGATGCCGTCCCAGATGGCGATGCCGTTGAACTCGGGAATGGCGACCACGCCGGCACCGAGCTCAGGCACGAACACGTCGAGGGCATCGACGAGCTCGTCGTCTTCGATGACGGCGTTGCCGGTCTGGCCACCCGAGAACGTCTGGGTCCGGTTTGCCGGGAGCGTCGCGTTCGCCGTGTTGTAGGTGGCGGTGACGTAGTTGCCGGCGTTGGCGTTGAGCGCCTCGGAGATCGCCCGGTTCGTGGCGAGGTCTCCGGAGACGTAGATGATCTCGTCGTCGTAGGTGACGGTGACCCGCTTGGTGCCGGAGATGACACCGTCGGTGACAGCGATGTCGAGGTCCTCGGCCCAGTCGCCTGCGCCGACCGGGTCGACCGAGAAGCAGAGCGTGCCACCGTTGGAGGTGGTGCCGAAGTCGAGGGTCGTGGCGAGCTCGCCACCGGTGCCGGATGCGCCAGCGGCGACGACACGGATCACGTAGGCACGAGTGCCGCCCTCCTCGAAGAAGCACTGGAGGTGCTGGAAGAGGGTGCCGTCGCTGACGTAGTCGCCGTAGATGTCGGCGAACTCGGTGAACGAACGGACGAGACGGTAGTCATCGGACGGGCCACGCTGGGCGGTACCGGCGATGAACAGGGCACTCGTGGGGACGTCAGCGGTTCCGGCGGTGCCAACCCGAACACCAGTGGTGACGACCAATCCGGGCATCAGCCCTCCTTGTTGCTTCGTGATCGATGCGGTGCCGTGTAGCGCCCACCGTCACTGATGGGCATACCACTACACACTTGGATGCTTTGACGGTACCACGCTCTAGCGGCGTTCTAGCGTACGCCTTAGGTCTCGATCGTGAGCGTGACGACCCCCGGAACAAGGTCCTCTTCGAGGTCGGCATCAAGGTTGCCGGAGGCATCAATGCCAAGCGAGATTTCGCTGATCTCGCCAATGTCGTCGCGCTGAGATACCTCATCGAGCGTCACGTCGTAGGCAAGGTAGGCGCCGGCCACTGCCCGGTCTCCCTTGACATAGGTGATGTCGGAGAACTCTTCTCTGAGGCTGTCTTCGACGAGGGCAACGGTATGGCCGGTATGGGCCGTGCCCTTCTGGAAGCAGGGATGGTCGAGGAGGGCCGCACGGATGACGGTCGTGAGCCGATCACGGCTTTCGGTGACGGCTTCAGGCAGGTCGTGGCGGGTCCAGACGTAGGTCCGCATGTTGTAGGTGCACCGGTAGATCGGGTTCTGCCCGTAGTAGTCGATGCGCTGAATCTGTGAGGTGGACATCTGGACGGTGATGACGCATGGCCAGTGGTCGAGCCCGACCGGCTCGTACGGCAGGTACAGCTCGGGGGCGGGGAGCATCTCGTCGTCGGTCTGCCATGCCTCGCGGAACTGGACGAGCCGGCGTGGCAGGTCGGCTTCGAGGTAGCCGGTGATGAGCTGCTTGACGGTCCACGGGCCTTGCGGGGTCAGGTAGGTCATCAGAACGCCGCCTTGATTGAATCAAGCGAGACGCTGCTGTCGGGGAGGAGGTGAGCAACCGACGCTCGCGCCATGATCGACCCGAACTCGACCGGCTCGAAGACGATCTGGCGGCGCGGCATGCGCGTTGTGCCGTACTGGTGGAACTTGGCGTACGGCACGTTGGTGCCGAACGTGGCCTGATGGGCGCTCACGTCGTTCGGGGATCCACGGAGCGACGAGAGGCTCTCAAGGAGCCGTCCGGTCCTAACCAGCGGAGCGGGCGGGAATCCGTTCTCGGCTTTCCATGCGGCCGTACGAGGGCTCAATGGGGCCCAGCCACCCACCCGCATACCGTGGGATGCGAAGTTCTCGGCGTTTGCTGCCTCAAGCGCGACCCGTCCGACCTCGAACACGGGGCCGAAGTGCAGCAGACGGCCCAGCATCTTCTCGAAGTAGTCGATGGCCGGACTGGCATCGACCTGCCAGTTGATCTCGGTCATCAGCCGGCCAGCTGCTTGCGCTTCCAGCGCCGGAGAACCCGGATCTCCTCTTCGGTGAAGCCGGTCTGTTGGCGCTGCGGCTCATTCGTCTGAAGATCCTTCAGACCAACGACATCGTCCATCTGCACAGTCATCTCTCGCGCCGCCGCCCGCAAGATCGCAAGCTTCAGATACGGGATGGCCGTCCCATCGAGCCCGGCGCTGTAGGTGACCTCCACCACGTCGTTGGCTGCCACCCGGTACAGGTCGACACCCCACTTGCGGACCGTGTAGTCAATGCCCGCAACAAGGACTTGCCAGTTGTCGGATGGCGTGATGGCCGGTGCCGGCTTGAACCGAACCTGCTCGACATCGGTGACCGGACTGTTGAGCAGTGCCAGCGGGTATGGCGGCACCGTGAATGGCAGAAAGTCGTCGGACAGCGCCGAGTAGTAGGTCCGTCCCATCAGGTAGTCCTCGGGGACGGTGTGGATCTCGATGTGCTCGTCGACCTCGACCGGCCGGCGCAAGATCGTCTCGAGTTCAGACTGGACCCCAGCGAGGACGAGAAGCGCCGACTCTTCCTGACGGTTCGTCAGACGCGACTGGTCCATGTAGGTCGCCAGCTCGGCCACCGAGACCAGCATGAAGAACCCCTATCGATCAGCCGCGACGAGCCCGCCGAGCAGCCCGACGGGCACGGCGAGCGTCGACCCGCTCACGGCGACGGTCTTCAGCGTCGGCGACGCGACGAAGCCCGCCCGCGACAACACGCCGCCACCATGCCGGGCGGCGCTCTTCCTCTTCGGCGCCGGGTTCTACGTCGGGGGTGACGTCAGGCTGGGGCACGCGGAATCTCCCTGTGACGGACAACGAATGGCCGTGCCATCCACAGCGAGGGTACCACTCAGCGTTAGCGGCCTCGGGTAGGCGGTCTAGCGGTCAGGGTTGGGGGGCCGTTCGATCTCGACGTCAAGGGCAGCCCCCCGGACCCCGTCGCCGTCGATGGGGACCGCCTGCGGCGGCGCCTCGACCGGCACCCATGCTCGAGAGTAGGTGTGTTCCTTGTAGTTCTTCTGGATGAGCAGCTGGGGGGAGCGCAGCATCGCGAACTCGTCAAGGGTCATGCCGAGGGCCTGTCGGAGCGTCTCGGCCGGGTACTTGCCGGATGCGCTCGCATACCCGACAACCTTTGAGAGGGGGCGGGCGATCACGTTGCCGCGCCCCCGGTTGAGTCGTACGTGATGGATCATGGCGTCGACTTCGTCGCAGTCCACCCAGACGACTGGGAGCTTCTTCTTGTCGCGCTTGGCGATCTCTTTGTCGTTCTGGGCGCAGACCCATCGGGCGAAGCCGTCGATGATGGTGGCGTCCTGACGGCGCACGATGACGGGTTGTACCCATCCAAGGTCACGTAGCGACTGGGTGATGAGTTTCATCTCGGGTCGAAACGTGTAGGTGGTGCGCCACGCTGCCGGTCGGATGGCGTCGTAGGAGACGTGTTCGATGTTCGGGTTGGCGATCACTGGAAGTCATCCTGCATGTCGAGGGCGTTGGCGTCGGCTTCTTGCTGTTCGAGGACTGCTTGTGCGGCGAGCCGGCGAGTGTGAGCTCGGGTCTTGGGGCCGACCGGACTGGCGGAGGTAACGGCGAACTCGTTGAGGAGCAGCTGCCGGATGCACCATTCGATCGGGTAGGAGTATTCGTCTGTTGCCCACTTCTTGCGGTATTCGTTCGCGAAGGTCATGGCCTTGCGGTGCAACCCGGGCGTGATGATGTTGTCGTCGATGCAGCGCTTCACGCCATCCCAGCTGTGGGCGTACGAGTCGATGAGAGCGTCAACGTCAACTTCTTTCCAGAGGTGTCGTTGTGCATCGATGTGAGGGAAGCAGCGCACCAGCGTGTCGTAGAACTCGGGTTCGGTTGCCAGCACGTCACCGATGCGACGGATCGCTACCGAGTGCAGCGGGATCCCGACTCGAGCGTTCGATCCGGAGATCGCCGCATTGTCGTAGTACTCGCAGTAGGTCGCACCGTGTTCTTCGATGAGGAACTTCATCACGTCGGCGCTGGTCCAGTCGTAGATGACCTTCGCGAACCGCAACGGGATCGACTTCTTCATCCGGAACGGGGTCACGATGTAGTTCTCGTGGAGCTTCTGGACACATGACCGGTACCGGATCATCGACTCGTTCGCGCGTACCCCAGTGATGAACGCGACACGGCCTTGCTTGCCCTGCATCGTGTAGTAGTCGATGGACTCGGGGAGCGGTTTCGACGGGTCAAGCCCGAAGTGTTCGGCTCGGATCGCCCACGACGGCATCTCGCGTACGAGTCGGTTGTTGCGTGCCCGGAACGGTGACCAGAGCAGGACGTACTCGCGCCGGCCAAGGACCCAGACGTTGGAGCCTTGGGGGAGGCAGTACCACTCCATGTCAACCCAGTCGTAGTTGTAGACCTCTTCTACGAATCGGGCGACGGAGGGGAGGAGCATCTCTTCGTCACGGAAGATGGCCTTGACGGGTCCGAGGCCGCGTTCGTCGTGGACTTCTTTGGCGAGGTAGAGGGCGGCGGTGCTGTCTTTGCCGCCGGAGAACTGGACGCAGACGGTGTCGAAGGTGTCGTAGACGTGACGGATGCGTTCGCGAGCGGCGTCTACGCATGACATGTCGAGGAACATGCGTTGGCGGGTCATCGGTTGGCTTCCTCATGCAACGCGTCGCACGCGGCGTGCCACCTCATGACATCGACCCATGCGGTGTCTTCGGCTTTGGCCCATTCGGTGATGAGTCCCCGCAGACGCCAGTTGTCTCGTTGTTCGTCGTTCCAAAACCGCAAGAACAGTTCGCGATCCATACGCAGTCGCTCGATCTCGTCTACGGCTTCGTCAATGAGTCGTCTGGTATCGGATGAGCAACCACAACCCCACGAGTTGTGTGCGATGAGTCGTTCCACGATGTCGGGTCGTTCGGTCATGGCTTCACTTCCTCCCTGTACTCATCACAGAATCGACACTCGCCGACGCGGTGGGGGACCTCGTTGTGGTCAAAAAACGTATGGCCTTCTTTGATGCGCCGCGCAATGCGAGCGAGCGTGTTGGCGTGGTTCAACCGATCATGTGCATTCTCTCGTCGCGCTCGCTGATCGTCGCTTTCATACCAATCAGTATTGAGCCCGTGCTTTGGACAATCGGACTTCCACTCTCGGGCACCCGTTCGGTTGCCCCCGATGTACACTTCGGAGCACCAACAACCCTTCGGTTTCATGGCTTCACTTCCTCCCATGCGTCAGCAACGACCCGCTGCCAACGGTGCGGCGCGCCCGACGGGTGTTCCCTGTCGGCGAACTCAATGAAGTACTGGGTGGGGTCGGCGGTGTCGTCGGGATCGAGATCGTTGTCGTCCCAATAGAACTGCGGCTCATAGTTGGCTCCGCACACGCCGTAATGCTCTCCGTCGCAATCCACGACTCGATACAAGTAACGGGTCATCAGTTGCCGTCCAGCAGGTAGTTGAGGACCGGGGTGATGCGGTCGAGTTCGGCCTTGAGGGCGACGTTGTCGTCGCGCAGGCGCACAATCTCGTCGGCGGCATCGTTCATCATCGCCCGTTCGTCCGATGAGCGTCCTGCGCCGAGCGATACGGCGGACATGAGCCGTTCCACAATGTCGGTCATCGGTTCGCCTCCTCGCGCAACGCTTCCATCGCTCGCGCGTACCTGATTGCAGCGGTGTCATCGGCCATGAAGTCGTTGGCGCTGTCGGCTGCGGCCCATTCGGTGATGAGGGCACGCAACCGGGCGCACTCGGCGTAGTTATGGCGGGAGGACTCCTTGAACTTCCGCGCCTCGTCCGTCCAGAACTGCACGTCCTGCCGCAGTCGATCTACCTCTGCCTGCGCCATGCGGTCGCGCTGAACATTCGCCAACTCGCCACGCAGGCGCATGATCTCG